TATGCTTTCAATTTTATCATTTTTATTTTTATTTTTATATATACTAATAATTTGGTCTAGTGCTTCTAGTTGTTGTTGACCAATAATAATATTAAGGTCATCAATCTTATTTTTATAAAAACATGGTATATTAAAATCTAATATTGAAACAATTTTTTTATCTTCAATTTTTTTAAGAAAGACTACTAATTTTAAATAGTTAAGCTTCAAATAATTATTTGATTCTTCACCACATAAAAAATTCTTACATACAATATATCTATCAAATGTAACTATATTATTAGTATTAGGTTTACAAATATAAACTTTTTCATATATTGAAGATAATAAATATAAAATATCAATAACTGGTTTATGATATATATCATTAACCTTAAGAATTGAAGTGCCGTTTAATTTTTGATTTCTTAGTATAATAATAATTGAATGTATCAATGAAATAAAATAATCAGATGATGTAGCTTCATAAAATAACAAATCAAATTTTGTTTCATTAATCCGATTATCGTCTAAATTAAATTTTTCAAAATATAAATGTTCATCAGGATAATTATCTCTAAACATTTCAAAACATTCAATAGAATCATTATAATTATTTGTTACATGTAAAAAATTCATTGGATATATAGTTTTAAATGAATCAAAAATATTAAGGTTACTAGATATTTCAATTAAATCATAAAAAAAACTACTTTTAGGTTTTAATTTACTGACTGAAAATTTAGAACCAGGCACTTTAGAAAAAATAAATTCATAAGGATTTATTAGTTTAGAAGCAGAATCAAAAGAATTATCTGATAAGTCATAATCGTTAATAAACATATCAATAATTTGTTGTTTAATCAAAGAATAATAATTAATTAAAGAATAAGATACATAAACATTAGCTATTTCGTTTGAACATGTTGGATTAACATTTATAATATGTATATTTTTTGGTAATATATAATAACTCATAAGTCTAATAATATATTATAAAATTTATTTAAGTCTGTTACGTAAATTATAGTTAAACTTCGTCGTCACTATCTTCAATAATTAATTTTTTTGCTTTAGTAGATGTCTTTTTCTTAGCAGTTTTAGTTTTCTTTTTATCTTGATTCTCGAGAGCTTCTTCAATGGCTTTAGTAGGTTCATCTACTGCTTCAGTAGCATTAACAAGTAATATTTTTTTCGATAGTTTTCTAATTTTAGGTCTTAGTTTAACTTGTTCTTCTTTTGCAATAACTACTGCTTTTTTAGTTTCTTCCTTTTCCCTTAATAAAATAGCTTCATCATATTCTCCTAATTCTAGATGAAGTTTTTCAATATTAACTTCTCTTACTTTTTTGTAAATAAAGTATCTATTAAGAAATGAAATTTTCTTTTCAGCGGTGGTCATATTAGGAGCGTTTCCAAATAATGTTTCTTTAAATTTATTTTTCTGAATTTCATCTAACATATTAATAAATAATTCACTAAATAAACCAGTTCCTTCAGGTAGTCCCATTTCATTAGCTTCTTCTTTACTAATAATTTTAAAACCATAAGCATCCATTAATCTGTCAAAATAATCATAATTAACTAGATACTCAGAAATATATTGATTAATAGATTCTTGATAAACACTTATTTCATATGAAATTGAACTGGAATTATCTTCAAATGTATCTGCTTTATAAATTTTTGTTATTTCCCAAATTTTCTTTCCTTCTTCTATAATTTGAACACTTTCACCGGTTTTAACCTTTTTAAGTTCATTAAATATCAATTTACCATCATAAGAAGTTCCAATAAAGTAGCCATTAAGTTTAGTGCATTCAGCGACATTTTTAAGAAAGCCTTTCAATGTATCAGGGTTTTCAAAGAAATAATGGATAGCAAATTGACAAGATGCCACATTAAATCCGACTTCGCCCTTACCATATTGTTTAGCAACACCTTTGCCGATTCTGTCAACTTCTTTTGGTCCATTACCAAATACAGCAGCAGTTACTTGTTTAGCCTTGTCATTAAGCATAGCACTACCATCTTTAATATTATCTGCGCTATTACCATTAACAAATAAAGCATAAGGCATATGTTTATTAATTTTTCTAGAAGAAATATATCGCGCACATGCTCCGTCAAGACGATTTTCTAAATTATCTGGAGAAATATCAACACCAAATACGAAAGATAATTTAGCAGCAATCCATTTGGGCAGGTCACCTGCTTTTCCACAAGCAAAGTCTATTAATGTATCGCCTTGTTTTGATACACCATTTATTAACATTTTTTTAACATATAAATTATGAAAGTTTTTAAGTCCTTCCGTCTTCATTTTACCAGCAGGGGTATTGTAATATACATCTTCACTCACACTTATTTCTGGTATATCTAATCCTGTCATAAGCATATCTTCTGTTATTCTACCTGATGGATGAATTGATTTCCAATTCTCATTACAAACTTTATAAGAATTACCATATTCCTTTTCACCTCTACGAAGTTTAGCGGTTTTGTCATATCTTACGCGCAATGGTTCCCATCTCCAACCTGCTTCTGAATCTATATTATATGAAAATTCTACGATTGTATTATCTGTAATCACGTCACCCTCTTTTGTAAACATTTGTTTTGCTCCAGAATCATCTAAATTTAATTTTATATTACAAATACCAGCATTTATATCATAAGGTTCTGTAGGATAAAATCTTTTAGGAACATATTCATTTGATTGTTTTTCCTCAAATCTAGGTTTATATTCTGGAAGTTTATCATCGTATATATCTTGACAAGCATTTATATAACCATCATATCTTTCATTAAAACCACATCTTAATTCAATTATTTTATATTCATCATATTGAATATCTTTTGACATAGTAAGACCATCTTCATAAAATGTTTTAATAACGTCTTCGCCTGTTGGAGATTTTAATGTTGTTACTAAGAAATCAATTGTATTATATTGTGGTGGTTTCCATTTAAATGAATATTCCCACGTCACTTTTGTTTTTGGACCAGATTTACCAACAATATTTGAGCCTACACCATAAAACATGTGTGTAAATATTAATCCATCAGTCTCATATTCAAATAATCCTTCTTTTTCTTTTAATAAAATTGTCTTACAACCATTAAATATAGATTCCTTTGAAGTCATTGGATAAAATTTTTTCATTATAAACCTAATAGGTGATGCTACTCTATTACTATATTTGTCAAGTAATTCTTTCATTGAATTATTTTGTTTATGAACACTAGAATCAATAATTGAAATTGGTTTTAAAATAGATGAAAGTTTTTGTAATAAATAATACCTTGATTGATATACATCTTCTTGTTCTTCACTTAATAAGAATGTATAATGTCTAACGTCTTTATTTTTATGGAAATAAATATCAAATGCAGCATAAAGATTTATTAATTTACCTTTTTTATCATGCGAAATTAACTCACCATCAAATAATGTATTAAAGCAATCTTCCTCTGATGTTTTAGCCCCTGTAAATTTTATATCCATATTACTACTGATCAAATATATTTTACCTGTTTTAGAAATATACATCAAATGTCTATCGCCATCTGCTTTATCAGTAACAATAAAATCTTTTCTAATATTTGGAACATTTGAATTATCATCAATCGTAGCTATATTTGTTAATTGTAATGTAATTGAATTTGGGCCAATAAAATTTTGACTTGTTACTCTTCTAGATGGTTCATATTCATCTCCCCAAATCATTTTCATATATTCACGTGTAATTTCTTGTTGTTCTGGATATGATACAGGATACATAGTACCTTGAAGACCACTTAATACATACTTTATTACTTTTCTTAGTGAGGTTAATAATTGTTCTGGTGTTTGAAAATTAGTGCCAGGACCAATTTTCTTATTATCAATTTCAATCTCAATTTCATATGATTCAGGATTATTGAAAACATTTGATTCTTCAATTGTATTAACTGGAATTATATGTGAACGACCACGATTATCTTTACCTCGGTTACCTGATTTTGTAATACTTAAATCAACTCTAACTGGGAAATCAGGATGAATAAATGTCACACGATTCAAATATCTAAATTCTTTCTTCGCTTTCCTCCAATTTTCCAAAATGTAATTTTCTATACCCTTTTTAATTACAGCTTCTGTTTGAAGCGAAACTCTAAAATTAAAATCATCTACATCAACAGGACGGAGTATTTTTTTATCATTTTTTGTCATAAAAGGTCTTTTATTAACAAAATTAATACTAGAACCTTGTGTTTTATAAACAGATTTAATATCATTTGACTTACAATAACTTTCAATACTAATTATGCCATCTATTTCAGTTCTTGTATCAGACATTTTAAATCTTCCACTAGTGCTATCTAAAAATTCACTTCTTATACGAAGCGAAGGTGTTCCTACTGGATTTGTTGTATTAAAACCAAAAGATTTTAAAACTCTTACAACATTATCATAATCATTTTTAGTTAAGCGTTTAATATCTCTTAATTCTTTTGTGCCAAATCTTACTTCTAACTCATTATTTTCTGGATTTTGATAATTTTTAATGTATAAATTTGAATCATAAAATAATTTAACTAAATTATTAAATTGTTCAGGGGGTGAAATTTTTTTTGATTCTTCATGAACTGGTTCCGGCATATCTTCTTCAAATCCTGGAACTATTTGTTCTACATAGCTTTCTTTTTCTAATTCAGGATGAGCCAAATGCTGTTCTCCAAATAATTGAATTATATATTTTTCACAATTTGCTCCGCATGTAGTTTCACCATGAATCATAAAATCAACATTTATGATTTGATTGATACCATTATTTTTCCAGGTTTTTTCGTGTTCAGCAAGTAACTCTTTTTTTTTCATAAATTTTAAATCATTTTCTCTTAAATAATCTAATTTTTGTTCTAAGTTCAAATTTTCCAAATCAGTAATATGGCCATTTGTAGGTTTTAAAACATTGTAATATTTTTTTGTTCTCTTTAATAATTCATCATCTTCGCCTCCCCATCCCCAAAAATTATTAGGATATCCGTTAATTTTATTGAACATTCTCCTATTAAAAACAACAATTCCGCCAAAATACTCAGGATTGCTACCATAACGATCCCAAACAGCAGCAATATGAACTGGTTGTTTTTCTGGATAAGTAGTGTAATATTTTTTAAGTTCTGGTGATGGTAATAAATCGACATCATGAAATATAAATGTATCAAAACCTTCATTTTCGGCAATTTCAAATCCAACATTTAGGAGTTGACCTCTATTAAATTTTCGTCTATCATCAGTTTGTGTAACAACAAATATTTTATAATCCTCATCTTTTAAATACGAAGACATAAAATCAACTAATTTATTAAGTTGTTTTGTTCTAGGACCATTTTCTAAATCCCGAAATGGCACAATGATGGCTATTTTAGTTTTTCCTTCTGAAACAGGTTTATCCGCTTTTTGAGTCTCCGCTTTTTGAGTCTGAATAACTGGTTCATCTATTTTTCCAACAGGTTTTTTTTTATCACGCATCATTTTTAAAATGAGAAACCTGTCACGAATTTTTAAATCATCTATGGTTTTTTTAGATTTACCTTTTAAAGATTTATACAAAGCGTCAAATTCTGGATTACTTATATTCTTTAGAATTTCTATTTGAATTTCTTTTTTTGTATAATATAAGATTTCTTTTTGAGTTTTTTCATCAAGTTCTTTAAATACTTTATTTAACTCAGCATCTCCAAAATCATGCTCTTCTTCTAAATTTGAATTGTTTGATTTTTCAATAGAACTCATTGTTATATATATAGTTAGACATATTTTTAAATTATAGTTCAATTTTTTATTAATTTAAAAATATTGTATTAATAATTCATATAATTCATTTTTAGATTTATTTTTACCATTATCAATACGTTTAACTTCAATTGCTAATTTATTACAAATATCTATTAAATCTTGAAGTTTATATGAGGATAAAGCTTTTACGGGTTTATCTAATGTTTCTATTTTATATAATGTTGTTCTAATTTGCTGTAATGAATCTAAACTACTAATTTCAAAGCCATATTTTTTATTATATTTTGATTGAATTTCAACTTCTCTAATAATATAAATAGGTTCAGTATCATTCATTAATAATTCATAATAAGTCTTTCTACTAACAAATATTACATTAATTTTATCAATTGCGCAAAGTGTCATAATAGTTTTAATACTAATATTATTATCATTTGCTAAATTACTCTCAAGATTT